AAGAGATGTTTGCTGGCAACATGACGCCGATGAGCAATCCACTTTTTAATATCGGCGCGGATTTGCTGAGTGAATTCAACGAAGCGGATATGATGCGGCGTGAGAAGGAGCTTCGCTGGCTGACTGACTTGCGTCAGTACAAAGGCATCTACGAGCCGGAAGAAGAAGCAAAAATGAAAGGCTCAAAGGCTTTCATGCGCAAGACTCGGGTAAAAGTGGAGAGCGTGGACGCTAGGATGATGGACTTGTTGTTTCCAGCGAACAGAGAGCGAAACTTTGACATTGAAGCGACGCCAGAACCTTCGATTGCTCCCGAAATTCACGCTTCGCTGGTCAAACAGATTGCAGCGTTGACCGGCGCTGAACCATCGCCAGACCAACTCAAAACCGGCATTCGCGAGTACGTCGCTGAATGCGCAAAGAAAATGGCGTCACGCATTGACGACCAACTTACTGAAGCTAAATACCGCAACATCTCGCGCGAAGTCATGCACAGTGGACACGTTTACGGCACTGGTATTCTGAAAGGGCCGCTAGTCGAGCGCAGACAACGGATTCGCTATGTCTGGGAGAATGGCGCGTATCAGCAAAAAACTGAAGCGTTCGCTGCTCCGTTTATCTCGCATGTGCCGGTATGGCGTTGGTATCCCGACATGACAGTGACTGAGCTAAGCGATTGCCGCTATGTCTGGGAGCATCACCGTCTTGGCCGCTCTGGTCTCGCTGAACTTGCAACGCGCAAGTCGTTCGATGGCGTGTCGATTCGTTCGTACATCGACACTAATCCAGACGGCGCGATCAAGATCATGAACTACGAGCATGAGCTGCGTGGCTTGAAGGACGAGAATTCAACGACGCTGGTGCATAACCGGTCAGGGCAATATGACGTGCTTGAGCGCACCGGCTGGTTGACTGGCGAACTGCTCAAGTCATGCGGTGTTGAGATTCCGGCAGAAAGATTGCATGAAGCGTTTTTCAGCAACATTTGGATTCTCCCTGATGGGCAGGTGATTAAAGCGATTTTGTCCCCGATTGAAGGCCAGCAGTGGCCGTATCATCTGTACTATTTAGAGAAAGACGAGACCAGCATATTCGGTGATGGGCTGCCCGCAATCATGCGCGACGATCAGAAAATGCTGAACGCTGCTGCGCGGATGATTCTCGACAACGCGGCGATGACGACAATCCCGCAATTTGAGGTTTTCGCTACCGCGTTTCCACCCGGAACTGATCTCGTGACGATGTATCCCGGCAAAATCTGGCCGCGCGTTGGCGGGGACTTCAGTTCACCGGCTATCCGTTCGCTGAACTTTGACAGCAACCTTGAAGACTTGCTGCCGATACTGAATCTGTTTGACGCGAACGCAGATGAAACCACGGCGATTCCTAAATTCACGTATGGCGACAATCCCGGTAATGGCGCTGCTGCGACCATGGGCGGTCTCTCAATGTTGATGGCGCAAGCCAATATCGCACTGAAAGACATGATTGTCTCGTTTGATGAGGGCGTGACCAAACCGTTTATCGAACAGTTATATCGTTGGAACATGAAGTTTTCAGCAGATAACACGATCAAGGGCGACTACGATGTTAAAGCGCGTGGTGCGTCTTCTCTTGTCGCCAAAGAAGTGCGGGCGAATACGTTGGCGCAATTCGGCGCAATGCTGCAACCCGAAGAGCGTCCATTCATCAAGTGGGACTCGCTGGTACGGCAAAAAGCGGATGCGTCTGATCTCACCGACTTAATCAAAACTGAGCAAGAAGCCCAACAGGCAATGGAAGACCCGATGGTTCAGCAGCAACAGCAAATGGCGATGATGCAAGCTGAACTCAATCTAGCAATCATGCGCAGCAAGGTAGCCGAACAAGAAGCGCGAGCCAACAAGATCAATGCTGAGACGGTGGCGGCTAAAGTTGAGGCAATCTATGCGGCGATGCAGGCGGCTGGTGTCGCAGCGCAGAACCCAAGTATTGCACCGGCAGGTGACTCGATGCTGAAATCAGCGGGATGGGCTGATGCAACGCCAGAGCAACCCGGTTCTGGTGCGGAATTGGCGCAAGGTGGGGCTGAGCAAATGCCGCAAATACCTCCATCTGCTGTCGAGGGAATGCACGCGGGAATGCAGACGCAGAAAATTGAATAATATTTGAAAATAATTGTTGACACAGCGCGATGTAGTGTGTTTACATCGTGTCCAAGGGGATAACTCCCTCCACAGAACCCAGCCTAGAGCTGGGTTTTTGCGTTTTAGGGCAAAAAAAATGAAACAGATGCACCCGAATCTCGACCCGCAAGCGGCTTCTGTCGCGTGTGAGGCCAAATTGGTGACGGTCAGGGAATTCAAAGGAACAGAGTGCTACGTCGCTTTTGGTGACTGGCTTGACGCGTTGATTGTGCAGCATCAAGTGCAAATGTTGGAGTGCGCTCCAGATCGTATGCCTGCCGTGCGCACACGAATAAAACAGATTGTTGCTCTACGCGATGCGCTTAGCGCAGAAACGTGGTCAACAGGCTACATTTTCGACTAACCCGGCCAAGCCGGACACTTTACAAACCCGCCCTGTGCGGGTTTTTGCATTTCTGGGGCCAGAAAAATGAAACAAGACGACGAATACAGCAAAGCATTCAATGCTGACATGCCAGACATGGATGCACAGATTGAGGGAGAGGTGAGTGATGTTGCGCCGGCCATGACGCTTGATGCCGCAGTGGTTGATGCCGCTATGGCTGACGAGACTGCCGCCGCAATGCCTGCCGAATCACCGGAAGAGATGCCTGAAGCACCGGCTGAATCTACGCCGGATGCGATGGAAGACGAGCAACTGACGCCGGAAGACATTCAGCGCAAAAAATCATGGGAAGGGCGCTTGAAAAAGCGTGAAGAAGAGCTCGCTGCGCGTGAAGCTGCCGCCAGTGCGCCTGCAATGCCTGCCGAAGAAGACGCAGGATACAGCGAGGAATCCACGGCTGAAATGCCAATGGATGAATTCGCAGATGAAACTACTGAAACCGGCGATGTTATGACGCAAGTCGAAGCCCGCGCGCGCGAACTGGAGGCCAGTGGCGAGATGGAATCGCTAGTCTCTGCGCTGGTATCCGATTTTGGCCTGGATGTTGTTGCTGCATTGACTGCACTCGGCGGCAAGCTAACGGGCGGTTCAGATGATGTGGGTATTGCGCTACAGCAGAAACTCGACAATTTGATTAGCGACATGAACCAAGGCTTCAGGTCGATGCACTCCGAAATGATCCGCATGGCTGAGGAAGATTTCCAGGAAGTGGCACAAAGCCCCGGTTTTGTTTCATGGTTGGAAAGTCTGACGGACAAAGAAAAAGAACAGGCTGATCAAGTCGTCGAATCTGGCAATCCGAACCAGATTGTGAAGCTCTTACGCAAATACAAAGAGGCGATGAGCAATACCGCGCCCGAGATTGATGATGCTGCGATGGGTGTAAGAGGTTCCGCACCAATTGGCATCCCGAACAGATCAGGCATGTCTCCTGAAGACGAGTACATGGCTGCATGGAACACAATGTAATTTGATATGCCGCTGACAGACGGTTATCTGTCAACTCGACAGGCCGACGAGAACCCCATCGGCCACGTTTTCTAAGCACGACCGCGCTACAGCATAAGTGGGATACGGCTAATGGCTGCCCTGCAAGGCAACGGCATACGGTTCAGCGCAAGCGAGAACGCAGGTTCCTTTTTTCTGCATACTCTTTTGAGGTGAATTTATATGACTACGATTTACGGTGACATTACCACCACACAAGCCGCCTACTCTGCGAAAACGCTGTTGGAGCGCGCTATTCCCTACCTGATCTTGGAGCAAATCGGCAATATGAAGCCGTTGCCCGGTCGGTCAACCAAAACCATCGACTTCCGCCGTCACAAACTGCCCGTGCCTACCAGCGCGTCCGGTTTCGTTTTGTCTGAAGGTGTTACCCCTTCGGATCAAATTGCCACCATGGAAAGCTATCCGCTGACTCTGACTCAATACGGTACTGTCATGTCGTTAACCGATGTGGTTGAAGATACCCACATTGATGATGTGTTGAGCGAGTACATGGGCATGTTGGGCGAGCACGCTGGCCAGATCATCGAACTGATGCGATGGGAAGATATTCGCACCACATCTAGCGTCAACACGCTGTTGACTGGCGCTGTCGGTGGCGAGAGTTCTGTGGCAACTGCATTCGGTAAGAGCGAGATTCGTAAAGCCGTGCGTTCGCTGCGTGCAAACCACGGTCGCCTGATTACTCGCACCGTTAAATCTGACGTACGTTTCGGTACTCAAGCCTGCGAGCCCTCTTACGTGGCAATCTGCCATTCTGACCTTGAGGGTTCTATCCGTGAGCAGCTTGGCACCGCATTCACTCCGGTTGCCGATTACGGCTCTGGTGCAACTGTGCTGCAAGGCGAGTTCGGTAATTTCGAGAACGTGCGCTTCCTGTCCAGCTCTTTGCTCGGTAAGCGTGCAAACGCTGGCGGTGCAATCTCTTCGCACACTACCCTGTTGTCTGATGGCGGCACCTTGGCGAATTTGTACGATGTCATGGTGTTTGCGGCTGATGCCTGGTGCGGCGTTGCGTTGAAAGGCGAGTTCGCAGTTCATCCGACTATGGTTCGTGCGACACCGTCTGACAGCGATGCCCTGGCGCAGCGTTCTAAGGCCGGCTACAAAACGATGCAGGGCGCGAAGGTTACCCAACCTGCGCATATCAAAAAGATCGTTACCGGCGCATTAGCTGCGTACTAACCTTGTGGGGTGGCTTTCGGGCCACCCAATAATCTCTAAAGGAAAATCACATGACTACTATTACATCTAGCACGCAGGTGAACAGTAACGGCGTCACCAACACCGCTACCGGCAAGATCGTCACTTCTTCGGCTACTGCCGCTGCGTACACCGTTACGCTTGGATTTGCTCCGCGCATCGTGCGCTTCCATAACCTGACCGACCGTATTTCTGACGAGTGGATTTTGGGCATGGCCTCGGCTAGCTCGCTACATTCGATTGCGGACGGTACGCGGTCACTGGAAACGACAAACGGTATCGCGGTCTCCGGCAATACGTTCACGTTGACTGCTACGACTATGGTTGCTAGCAAAACATTCTATTGGGAAGCCATCGGCTAACTGGTAACACCCCCCCCTAAACCCGCCGCGTGCGGGTTTTTTTTCGTCCAGACAAAACCAAACCCGCCTCTGAGCGGGTTTTTTTATGGGTATATCAAAATGGCTATTACTAAACCTGCGGTAGAAGAGACGGTTGCTCCGGTTGTCACTCCCGTTGTTGAAGCTACTCCTAATTTCATGGAGCGTATTCCGGTCATCATCCAGCGCCCTGCTGGCGTTACCGATTCGCACATTTTCATTGGCTTCAATGATTTTGAAGGCCAATTCAAGTACGACACGCCGGTTATGTTGCCGCGCGCCTGCGTTGAATACCTGCGTCAACAAACTGTGGTCGGGTATCGCCCGTCGGAAAGCGGTTTGCCGGTCGCATCGTATGCGAAGGCGCACAACATCATTGATGTGCAGTCAGCATGACAAGCAGCGCATTGCGTCCCTGGTCACCGTTGACTGACGGTGTCACGCCTGTAATCGACGTGATGTCTGCTGGATACGTCGGCAATAAACTCATTGCCAATAATAACCGGATTGCTGATTCTTTCTTCGGCAAACGAACTGCCACGGTGGATAACACGGTGGCGGACTTGTGGGATGGGCCTACTGAAAAGTATGTTTTCCCGGCGACTGCGCAAGCAATGCGCGTGGTGTCGTCATCAGCGACTGATACTTCGGCAGGGATTGGATGTCAGCAACTGGTTATTCATTACCTAGATGCAGCCTACGCGCAGAAAACCGAGATCGTAACGATGAACGGGACAACCCCGGTCACAACCACCGCGACGAACATTCTGCGCATCAATTCAGTACATGCTTATGCGGTAGGAACAAACGGTGTTCCAACGGGCAATATCAGTGTGACGAATGCGGCAGCTAGCGTGACGTATGCGTATGTATTGGCAGGGTTCAATGTTAGTCGCCAAGCTGTATATACCATTCCAGCCGGATTCGACGGGTATTTAACGCAATGGGCGTGTAGCAGTGGGTCTGCTGCTGGCGGTAAATTTACTCAGATCACACTACGCGCTACGACGCATGATGGCGCGTCATTGCCTGGGGTGTTTGTCATTATTGATGAAGTGGGTACGGAGGATAGCGGTCTCGTTATTCCATTTGTTACGCATCATCATTTGCCTGAGATGACTGACATTAAGATCAGCGCAGTTAGTGACGCGGCGAATGCTGCTGCCACTGCGATTGGAAGCGCGAGATTGTATCTGGAGCGGCGTTCATGATCACCTCGCAACAAGCGAACCTGCATTACGGTGATCCCTACACCGAAAAGCACATGGTTCTATTCGATGTGCCAGCCAACATGGAAATTGGTGCAATTCCTAAGCGTGTTTACTGCAACAAAGACCTAGTGAAGCCGCTAACAGATGCGCTGAATCATCTCATTGCACGCGGGCTTGTGCATGAGTTGAAGACGTGGGACGGCTGCTTTCAGATTCGGAAAATACGCGGTTCGGCATCAACGCTCTCGTTGCATTCATGGGGATTAGCGATAGACGTTAATGCTGCATGGAATGGATTGGGCAAGGAGCCGCAACTGTCTAGCGAGTTTGTGAAGTGCTTCACTGATGCAGGTTTTGTGTGGGGCGGTCAATTCAAACGTAAAGACGGAATGCATTTTGAGCTCAGGGATATTCCATGATCATTGATCCGAGGGATTTAGCAAAGATTGGTTTGGCAGAAGCCATGCACCAACATGATGCTGAAATCCCGAGTGGAAAAGTTGTCATGCCATCCCATAAACTTACAGCGATGGATCGGCTAAATCTCTTTTGGGATTGGGTGGATAACCGGTCGATTATCCGGCGTCTGTCGTTCGGGGTGACCGTGTGGATGACCTATCAGTCTTTCACTTGGGCGACGGAATTTGCCTCCACTACTACGAAAGACGGTGCTGAGGTCGGGATCATTATTGCGGCAGTCACCGCGCCGATTGCTGCATTGCAAGCATTCGTCACATCAACCTATTCGTCGAGTCGAGACAAATGACCGCGTGGGAAATCTTAGGAGCTATCGTATGTGTAGTGTCTTCTGTTGGCGCAATTGTGCTTGCCGGGCTCATTCTGTACATCCTATTGTTCAGACCTCAGACATTCAAGGAATGATATGGTCGCCTACTTACGTATTGCAGGCGTTGTTGCACTCCTCGCTTTGGCTGCATACGGCATTAAGCAAATTTATGATGCTGGCTACGATGCACGTCAACAAGAAGCGGACGTGGCTAACGCGCAGGCACAAGAACAAGCCTTCAATAATTACTTCGATGAGATCGAGCGTGCCT